TCTAATCCTTTTGTATAACTATCTTCCCATGCTTTTCTAGAAGATTTATATTGCATGTAGTTTGCTGCAAATTCAGAACCTAATTTACCTAAAACATCTTCTGGTAATAGTTCTGCTAAATTATCAAAATGTCCATCTGTTCCTGGTTGGTTAACTGCTTCAGGATCAAAATTAATTGTTGCTCCACCATCTTCTTCTTGTGTTACTTTAATATCATCAGGACCAACTTGTTCTTCGATGGTTTCTTTTTCCATCTCTAAAACTTCTTCGTCTCCTGGTACTTTAATTTCAGTCTCTACGTTTGGTAGGGCTTTGTCTATATCTGCCATTTATATTCTCCGAGTTCTTGATTGTTGTAGCTTGTTTTATAGGAACATTCAACCCTTGTGAGTCAGGTCCCTTTAAAGGAGGGATTTCCTTCCATTTAACGTGTTGCATATTTATCACAAGTGTTTTGTTTTTCATACTATCCTGTTTTTTAAAAAATCTAATGTGGCCTGTAAGCGAGCTGCAACAGTTTGAATATAATCTAATTCTACTTTAGGAATAAATTTTTTGGGAAGAATTACTTCACTTCCATAATTAGGTCCTTTTCTTCTATCTGCCATTTTTCTACCAATGTTTACATATTTTTCTGGAACATCTACTGATTTAACATTACCAGTTAAAGTTCCTTGACGTTGTGCATAATATCTTGCATCTGCGGGATTATCAAAAAAGAATCTACCTTTTAAAGACTCATCATACATACCGGGTTCACCTTTAAAAGATTTGTATAATTCGGTTTTTCTAGCGGGCTCTTCGCCTCGAAACAATCTTCTTGTATTGGGACTTTTTTTCATTAAAAATTTAGCTGCGTTTAATATACTCATTACCTAAAAAAATCCTCATCTGATTTATCTTTACCAGTAAATAGTTTGTAACCTTGATAACCCAATGTTCCAAGTGTTGCTAATCCTGCACCAATTGATATTGCAGGTAATGCAACAGCACCTACTGCTGTTCCTGCTAAACCTAATGAAGCTAATCCTAATAGTCCTCTTGATGCTCCAGCTTTACCTAAAGCTTTTACTGCAGGATTCATAAATGCAGCACCTAAATAATTTAATGGATTAGTTGCAATTTCTTCTGCATCTTTGCCTGCTCTAACATCTTGAGCTATGTAACCAAGTGTGGCTGGCACAGCTATTGCAGGTGCGCCTAATGCCCATAAACCTTTTCCGAGAACACCTTTATTTAAACCGATAGCAGACATAATTCTTCCGCTGCCTTTTGGTAATGGTCCAGCTTCACCAACACCTCTAGCTGTTTGATAAACACCTTTTGCAATTGGTGCAGTCAATCCTGCTGCTCCAGCTAATTCTAATTTAAATTGATTGTCTAATAAAATATTGTCATCAACTTCTTTACCTTTATCTTCAACATCAGAAATTATCATTCCCTCCATCTGACTATCGTTAGTTAGATATGTGCTAGGGTCATCGTTTCTAAATTGTTTAACTAATGCACCAGCTCCAACACCTGCGGCTACGGTACCAACACCTGCAGCAGCAAGAGTTCCAAACCTGCTTTTAAATATATTTGGGTTTTCTTTTATTGCTGTTAAAAATTTAGTTGCAGAATTTTTAACTTTATTAAATGATCCTTCACCAGGTGTTCTATTGACATCTTTTGCTAATTTTTCTGGGTTTCTATTAAAGGCTTCTTCAACTTCATCAACACATCCAGTACCATTTGCAAAACCCATTCTCCCACCAGCTGCTTTAAACGGAATACAAATTGGTCCGCCTCTTCTTGCATCGGCAATAGCTTCTTTATAAAAAGGTGTTTTTTTAATGTTGTTTAAATAATTGTCTGCAGCGCTCATAATTGATTTTTGTGTGTTTAAATTTTTTCCATAATACCCGTCATCTAATTTAGCTCTAATAGGTCCAACTTCATTATTTATTCTATCTATCTCTATTTTTGCTTGATCTAAATTTATATTCCCCGCTTTAAGAGGTTGCAACACCTTTTGTTCTAATTCTCTGTTCGCATATCTAAATACAGGTTCCATTTTCCATGGGTTTTTACCAACACCATCGGGGTGATGGACTTCTGTTATATTAAAAAATTTAGCTCGTTTATTAATATAATTTTTATATTCTTTTTCAGTTGGGAATTGACCAGCTTTAAATCTACCTGGTTCTTGTGTAAGTAATTCTGCTCTTAATAGATTAACTTTTGTTTTGTTTTTAATTGTTTCATAGTTTCCAGATGTTTCCCTTTTACTTCCAGTTTTAATTTGTGTGTCATAGGCTTGCGTAATTTTATCAAACTGCCCTTTACCAAGGGCATTATCAACTTGTTTTTTAAAATTATCCCAAGTAAATTCAGGTTGTCCTTGTAATGCTGTGTCTACAAACTTTACTCTTTTCCAAGCTGGAACTCCTGTTGCGTTTGTCATTTTCCAATCTACTTTACCATTTCTAATTGGTAATTTACCGTCTGCAAATTCTCCAACTATTTTTATTCGATCTCCTCTATAAGAAGCACGATATAATTGAGACCAAAGTTTTTTTTCACTATTATTACCAAAAGGAAATCCACCAATTTTAGTAGATTCTTTTGCCATACTTCTAATAGCATTTGCATACTTTCTAATTTCAGAATCAGTTCTGTTTCTTTTTAACCATTGTTCACCATTTTGAAAATTTTTAATAGTGTCGATTTGTTCATCTAAAGTATATTTTAAATTACCTTTTGTATTTGCAGCAATAGATTTAAGGCTAACTCCTTTACCACCAACAGTTAAATTATCTATTTTTTTTATGTCGGTTGCTTTAATTAAATTTTTAACATTTAATGCATCAAAAACTGCATTAGCACTAGGCATACCTTTAACAGATCCAAGATCGTTTCTACCTAAAAGATAGTTTCTAAGTTGAAATCCAAATGCATTATTTTTACCAAATATTTTATTCCAATTTTCTGGTGTTGGATTTTTTAACCATTTTTCTAATTTTTTAAAACCTTCTTCAACACTTTTTTTATTTTGATTAATAGATACACCGGGAGCTAATTGAAAACCTTTTGGTAAAGTTATATTCTTACCAAAAATTTTATATGTGTATGTTTGATTGGGATCACGAAGGGCCATTAGACCTCCAGGATCTTAGCTAGTCCGCCTTTGGCAAAAGGTGATTTGTATGATTTTAAAGCATTTAAAAACATTTGAAGTAATTCGTCCATAGATTCTTTTCCAGTCAATTTTACACCTTCACCAATATACATTTCTGCTAATTCGTAATTAACTGTTCCTCCTGGCGTCCTAACATTTTTAATAAACTCTGCAGCTTGTAATCCTTGTGGCATTTCGGCAATGGTATCATACATACCATAGCTTCCTGGACCGGATGTGTCTCTTGTTCTAATAAATTTTTTAGTAATTGCAGGATCAACTTTTTCTAAAAAATCCATAGTAATTGGACCTGTTCTAAATGTTTTTTCTTGGTCTTTAAAAATACCTGCTTGTTTAGATGTATCTAATATTTCGTCTCCTCTTGTTTTAAACATATTTGCAATACCTTGGAATACACTTTTGCCTAATTTAAAACCAGCTCGACCACCGTCTGCAAAATCTAAACCTAATCTTTTCTTAATCTCTATTATTCCATCAGGGAAATCATCTGGATTTTTTAATACTTGATTTAACATTTTAAAGTATGCTGTTTTCTCAGGGCCTACCATAGTTTTATCCATTGCAATTTCTTTAAATAATCTTGTAATGTCTTCTGCCTCTAAACCATATTCACGAAGTGCTCCGTAACCCATTTTTTCTCCGGCATCGACAGATTTCTCAATAGCTTTTGCTTTTTTCATAAGACCAAAAGCTTTGCCTACAAGTCTACCTCTATTGTAACCTGCACGTCCACCTTCTGCCATCTCATCAATAAATTTTGCAGTCATTCTGTCAAAACCTGGTTCATCGGGTCTTAAACCTTTTGCATCTTCTACATTTTCTAAAACTCTTTTTGCAAAAACTGTAATGTCTTCACCTGTTGCACCTGCTGGTAATGCTTCTGCAATTCTTGGGCCAAAATATTTATTAACAAGTGCAATTGGATCTCCACCAATTCCCCCACCGCCTTCAAAAATATATTTTGCGTCTTCTGCTGATATAACATCGTTTAATGTAGTTGATGGGTAATCGTCTCCAACTTTTAAAGTCTCTATTAAAAACTCTCTAGCTGATGCACGTTTAGCCGGTACATCACCTTTATTACCAGCTTTAGATAAAGGTCCTTCCATCATTGCTTTTTGAAGTTGTTTTGCTAAATCACCTTGACCTTGTGCTTCTAATTTACGAAACGTTTCGTCAGCTGATTGAATTGGTGCTGCAATATCATCTGGTCCGCCACGTGAACCTGGAGGTGGTAGATCATCTGCTAATTGAGTACCTCTTCTCATTGGTAAAATAGTTTCTGATGCCATTACACCTTCATCGGTCATGTAATCACCTTTAGCTCTTAAAGCACCTAAACCTTCTTGGTCCAAGTTCCTGGTCCCTGTTGCCATGTCCGTGATATTTGCGGGTGCAGCTTTAGGGTAATAAAAATCTTCTAGCTTTAACATATTTTTGTAAAGCTT